TTGGCTCGTTCAATTCTATTTCTTGCTCTTGATACCTGATCTTTATCTTGATTAGATTCAAGTCGTAGCATTGTGCTTGGGGATATTTCAAAGTCATACCCTAAACCAACAATGTTCTCTACCTTTGCATCAATTGCAGCATGATTAGCAAATGATGTATCGTAATAATTTGCAAGTTCATAAACATTCCATGGTGGTGTAATTACATCAAAGAGTCCATATGCGTTTCTATATACGACTCCAGGATTAATTTCTTTTGATTTTGCTCCATCAATACCGTGCTGTTCTGCTCTTGCACTATCAAGATACCCTTGAGTATTTTCTGGAGATAATGCTTTTTCAACAATTCTATTTGTTCTACGCTTAAAGTTATTCTCTAATCCAGAATAGGACTTAATAACATCCCAAGAACCATTAAATGGATCATCGCTTTTAAATTGATCTAGTGTACTAGATGGATTATCTATCTTTGCTCCAATAATAAATTCTTGATCTTCTGACATTAGTCCTGCGCTCCATACTTCTTAATAGTTTGTTGTGCATCATAAACTGATCCAAGGTCGTTTAGATTTGGAATCCAACCTTCCATCATTCTTTGTTTTTGCTCAGAATATTCTTCATCAGTAACTCTTGCAAGTCCTGGGAAAAAATGTGGCTCCCCTTCTGGCTCCCCATAATATGCTGCTGCTTTTTTTAATTCCGCTATTTTGGAAATATCACCCTTCATAGATGGTATATTTAAAATGTTACCCTGGCCATCTGTGAACCATTTACCATTTGCCTTTTTCCAAACATAAAGACCCCAGTCATACTTTTTTCGACCATTGTAACCTTGGTCTCGCCAATCTGACCAGGCATTCTTGGTTTGCCGTCTTTACCAAAAGGTAGGTTGTTGTTTGTTTTCATTACCACCAGTATACCATATTATACTGGATCAGATATTTGTGCTTGCCAAACTAGATCTTGAAATGCTGTATATTTGTAATCCTTAAACCGAAGTGGCCGTGTATCATCAATAATTATTTTGTTAGTTCCAGTATAGGCTTTGTATAGGTCTGCTGGATTAACACCATAGTAACTGGATGAAGATGCCACAAGAACACCCTTCCAAACATAATAGTCTGTCCAATACTCCCAATCAAGGAATCCATCGGGAGCAAACTTAACTCTGGCCCATCTTCTTGTTTCTACCTGTTGAATTTCCTGCAAACTTGTTGTCTGATAGTATGACAAACTATCAAAAGTAATAGGTCCATTAATCATAATTGTTCCAGTGTAGGATTTGAAGTTTAATACTGTTGGAAATCCGATTCCTAACATTGTCCATTCCCCGACATTTATCACTGGTTCTTTTACGATACTTCCATTAATATAATAAGAAATACCATCGTATAGGGTTCCAGTGCTTGCATCTATAGCATAAATTTTTGCTCTTTTACCGCTAGGATGATCTGCAACCATATAAAACTTAATTATTTTTGATTTAGCATTTATTTGCATAATTTGTGTTGCGCCGTATGGGAAAAAATCATAATTAAATCTAATTAAAGATTGCATAGCCATAACTTCATAATTAGCAGCCTTATTTGGATTTACCTGTATTGCAACACCACGATTAATTAATGGGTCGTAATCTCCACGTATTTCTAAACCAGAATATCTTGTTAGATAAAGATATGGAGATGACCCCTTATAAATTGTTATAGGATTTTTATACTTGTAGTTATAATAATATCCAGTATTTACATAAGGATAAACACTTGTTCCAAACCTTGTGCCAATATCACTTGCTACATCATAGTTGTAGGCTTGTGACGCTAACTGTAATGTTTTAACCTTTATTGGCTTATTGTATATTCCATCTACATCAAACTCAAGATGAAATCTAATTGCTAACTTATCAAATGAAATACCTTTAGGTGGATAGATCACAACATTATCAACAACCTCATATTTAGTGTTAACCCAATCTGAACCTGGTTGTATCACACCATTCTTTGGTACACTTTCTTGATTAACAAAAAATCCATCTGCTGCGTTAGCACCAGTTTCTAAATATTCAAAAGTTATATATGTTTTTAATATTGCATTAGATGTATCATAGTAGTATGACTTGATAGATCTTTGAGCAAGATCTTCATAATCTTCGTATCCAGTATAAAGGTAGTTGTCTAAAGAGTCATAAGATCTCTGGATTGGAAATGAGTATTGTGACTGCAGTTCTGAATAACTCCAACCATCTGGATCGATTACTTCAGATACCTTGAATTTTGTAGGGGCAGGATAGTTAACATTAAACTGAATAAAGTCTAAACCTAAACGAGAATCACCATATTCATCAGTAATAAATTTAGCAAAATATGCAAGAGGAACATAGTCTTTCCATGATCCCTTTACATCAACATCTAAATAGAAATTGTCAAAATATGATTTAGGACCTATACCGATACTTGGTTTATGATCATTAAGTTTTGTTGGCATAAAACTTGCAGCATTAAAAGTGCCTTCTTCAGAATTAAGATAATAATCCCAGAATTCTTGATCAGATTCTCCGCCATCATAATCTATGTCCCATGAATATAAACTAAATATATTTTCATAGTCTTTTGGAATTCCTATGTCGTTGAAAAGATTTTCAACATCTTTTACATTTTTTTCTGAACAAATTCCTATCTTATAGACATTTCCTGTAAATGTTTTTGTAAATTCTTTAGTTCCACCGATATACATTTTAAGTGGTGCTGTGTTATTAAAAAATGTTAAAATGTTGCCACCAAAATGATTCTTGAATTTTTGAATCTCTATTCCTACAGCAAATCTTTTATTGTTATCTATAGACATTGCTTCATATAAAACTTTTTCTGGTTGATCGCTATACTTAAATAAATATCTAACACCCATTTGATAAGATTCTATTGAAAAATAATCTTGGTTTCTACTATCTTCAATTCTAATTAAAACCTGAGACTCTCCAATATAGTTTGCCTTCTTTTTAAAAATTCCGTATAGGCCGTAAATTGGTAGATTGGATGCTTCTAAATCATCAAAATATAAATATGAATTAACAGAATTCCAAGAACTATCTGGCTTTAAATTTAAAAATAAACCGTGCTCATCTGTTGTGCAACTTTCAAGCATTTGTGTTTGTGTTTTTGTAATGCTATTAGTTATAATTTGTGGAGCATCAAACTTTGGAACTGTTAAATAATTATCTTCAACTATTATATTATCAAGTGATGCCTGTGACCATGACCCAAGATCTGGATAATTATAATTTTTTGTATAGTCTGAAAAAGAATAATCAAATACTACAGATTCTCCTCCATATGATGCATTAAGGTTTTCTGGATACTGTACTCCCTGACCATAAACAAATCTACGCTTTGCAACAAGAAGTGGAACTATGTAGTTATATAAGGCAACACAATCAATCTCAATTGGCTCTATATCTTCATGTGCATAAAAACCCATCCAGTCTTGGCTTTTATTATTAACAAATGACTCTGGCAAAGATAGATTTTCTGTATCTAATTGAATAGAAATAACCTCTTCTCCATTTAAAAGAAGCGAAGAAACTTCTGGAGAATATCTCCAGTGAAGAATCATTGGTCTTTCCCAATGACCAATATAGTATGATGCATAATTATTATTTATTTTTAATACAATAAAAGGTCCATTTATATATATTCCATCATCTGACGCTATTGGTCCAACTATTCTTTTTAATTCTTGTGAAGAATTTCTAGTTCGAATCCAAAACTCCAAAGAAAACTTTTGATATTTTCCAGACTCACTCATCATTCCACCAGATGGAATTATTAGAGATGGCTTGTCTGGGGTTGCATATAGTTTAGTTACGTTCTTGGAGCCAAAGACTAATGGGACGCCAAAATTTTTTGCAGATAATCCGTTTTTATTTACAAAATAATATCCATAGTTTTCTGCTAAACCATATGCTTTTGCCTGAACAACTTTACAAGTGTCTAAAGCAATTGTTGAAGGAAGATCAATAGATTCTGCACCTAACGATTGTGACTGAAACTCTTCACACCATTGTCCAAATGTAATACCATTAGAGTAAATAATGCAGTCTGCTGGAGATATAGTTCCATCTCCAATATAGTTAATTTTAATTACTAATCTTAGTGGTAAATCTGTTTCTTCTGGGCTAAATGTTTCTGATATAAAATACCATCTACTAGTTAATGATGCATCATAACTTTTTAAAACATCGATATATTCATCTTGAGCGCCATCATAATATCTGTAGCCAATTTCAATATTTAAAACAAAAGGACTTAATGTATAAAAGTATGATCCTATAGCAAAAGTCTTTAAAGTTTCATTTAACTCTTGTGTAGTTATTAGATTTGGACTAACCAAAGTAACTGAAAATGCTCCATCAAAAACTGATGTTGGAGTAATCTTATTAATTACGCTATCTGGAAATGGAGCACTAACTAACTCTTCTGTTGCCTCAGATGTTCCATTATCTATAGACCAAACTGATGTTGATCTTTGTTCATCTGAAATGATAGATATGTAGTCAGCCTGATCATCAAGTGCCCACAAGAACTGTGGATGCTCTGCATATATTTTCTCTGCGTATAAATTTGAAGGACTAGACATTATGAGTCTATTTTATCATACTAAGAGATTTTTATTTCACAAGCATCTGTAGTACAGTACATTTCGCCTTGTGCTTCTAGATTTTCAACACCATCGTAGATAGCAGACCAGTCGATCTTTCTAATTTGACCAGTATAACTTTCATACTCTTCTTTAGTTATTTGAGTATACGGTTGCTGAGGATAAGTATGATTTCCCATAGGCAAGAATGAGACAGCCTTTAATTGTCCCTCGTACATATGTAGAGCAGGCGCTACATGCTTTGCTTCAGTTTCTTTGTCAAATGAAAGCGTTACAGAAACGCCATTATCAGACCAGTATTTCTGAGCAGTAGCAGCAAGCGCAATCTTCTCAAATAATGTAACATCTTTTTCAGATCTTGGATGTCCAGAGTGAACTGGGAAATATACGACAGTTGTATTCGCAGATACAAGGTCAGCCTCCATTTTATATCCAGCAGCCTTGAACAAATGAATCATTGGGTCGGTATTCCCAAAACGAATTGCTCTCAAGAAATAATCTCCGCCTGGTGCCCAGTGAACTCCTGGAGTTGCGCCAGAAAGAATTGATACAGACCCTGATGGCTTAACAGTTGTGACTCTAATGGATTCACGAACACATAGCCATTCAGAATAAGAATGATCATATTTACGAATAGTCTTATATCCTTCGTCCACCCATTCACGCACAACAGGCAAGCCAAACTTGTCTGAGAATGATGCAATACCTGTAAGTGATGTTCCAATACGACGATTTCGTTGCATAATTCCATTTGTCTGTTGCCAGTGTGTTGGAATTAATGTAACAGTCTTTCCATACAAATATGCAAACTTGAGTGTCCGTAGGAAGTCCTCCTTAGATTCATGACGATTTAAATGTACCTCGACTAAGGTGCACAGTTCGTATGATTCCAATGGCTGCTCCGCACACGGATTGAAGCCCATAACACGATAGTCTTTGCCATCTTTTGGATCTGCTAAACGACCATAGTTACGTGCTACATCAAGCCAGATAAAACCTGGTTCCCCGTTATTAACGATTAGGTCTACGTAGTCTTCGTAATTTGTACCTACCGTCGCAGCAATGGAGTTATTAGACATCCATGCCCAACCTGGTTTTTCTGGATCAAATGAATTACGCTCTGGAAAAACCTCAGCGTTCTTCAAATTCATAAAGTCTTTATCTTCTGCTGCGCCTAAAGCCAATGTAGCAGATCTTCTAACATTTCCTGATACAACACATGTACCAATAAGGTTGACGATATCTACTATTGCTCTTGAATCAAAGGTTTCTCCTGCTCTACCGCCGATTACAGCCTTGATCTGCTTGTGCAACTGTATAAGTGGTGCAGGACCGCTTGCTGTACCGCCAAAACCCTTAATAGGGGCACCCAAAGGCCTAATAAGGTCATAGTTAAACTCCTGAATATACATATTAGGCTTAAGATATGAGTTAATAAGTAATCTAACAGATTCTACCCATCCCTCACGGGTATCTGGTATTTCATATACCTGTGGTGGTTCTGTAGGGTCGTAAATAGGAAGATTTTTGTCCCCTCCCAAAGTATCAAAACCTACACCTACGCCCATCATAAGGGCATCCATAACCCAACCAAACAATTGGCCTGGATCGTTACGATCTATGTCTTTGGTTGAAACCATAGCGCAGTTTTGTAATGCAGCAGAATTTTTCTTTTCCATGGTTAGTGCAGTACCAAAAGACCATAGGCCTCTTCCTGGTGGTGTCCACTTTAATTCAAATAAACGCTGGTAGGCTTCTTTGGCAGATGCTTGTGCCTTATAGTCATTCCATGGTAGTCTGTTTTCTTTGGCATGATTCTTTTGTGCTGAATACATACCCTCGATTACTCTACGACAAACCTCATGCCATCTTTCTTTAGTTCCATCTTCTTTCATACGGGAGTAGGTACGAATAAACGTAATCTCTCCTAATGAATTACCACCGACATCTGTGAATCCAAATGGTGGTTCCTTTGTTTTATACTCACTTATGAACTCTTCAGACAAACGAAAACTAAAAAAATCAGACATGTATTTCTCCTAATTGAAAACTGTAATTACTAAAGTATACCAGAGTTTTTGTTTTTATCAAACTCTAATGTTATTATTGAGGTTTATAGTTTAGTGAATCCAGTGTTGTGGAACCATATACTTTGAACCACTCTTAACTAAATGTGCTGTATGGTGATAAGGTGGTGATGGTGGGAACACTATAATGCTACCAGCCTTCGGTTTTACAAAGAAACTATATGTTGATGGATCAACAAGTGAAAAGTCTGATTCTGGTGCTCCACCCTGAATAGGTCCATTTGGATCTCTAAGAGTAAATGAAATTTCTCCACCCTCATAATCATCATTAAGATACATAACAAAAGAAACCTTTAATCTTTCGTCTCCCTCTTGCTGATCAAAGTGTGCACCCATAAATGTTCCAGGCATATACTTTTTAACTGGATAAACTGGAAATAATTTTGGCTCATCTGTTATTCCTTGTGCTGCTGCATAATCTCTTGCAACATCATCAAATGCCTTCTGTAAAGTCTTATAGATATAATCATTTTTTTCATCAACGCCGTCGGAGGACTTAATGGTTTTGTCAGTTCCATATACGTACGGCTGACCGCTACATGCCATCCACTCACCCCATGGATCTTGGTTATCGTTCTCAATTGCCTCTAAAAGTTTTTCTGGGTTTTCAATTACATTTGTATAGTAATAAACCTTTTCTTCAAGTATTTCTCTATCCATTATATCTCCTAGTACTTATTATTTTCATAAAAGTTTTTAACTTTTATAAATCCTACTGTAACATATCTTATTGGGCCTTCTCCAACATGTCTTACTCCATGCTCAAACTCTTCAGTCCCTGGAAAAATAAGCAAAGTTCTTGGGCTTGGTCTTAAATCAGAATTTGGTTTATTATGAAAAAATAAGGTTCCATCTTTATAGTCATCATTGATATACAAAATTGAGGCGTATCTAATTGATGGATCGGTATGTTGGTCTGTATGAGACTTTAACTCAACACCCTTTTGCATTCTTTGTAATGTTCCAAATCCAGCAAGTTCTAAAGATGGATCTGCTAACTCAAGAAGTCTGCCAAGTCTTGTTTGTAATTCAATAGTAACTGGCTCTTTAACTACATCAAGATTTTTATCATCCCAACCCTGAGTTATCTCAAACTTACCTTCTGCAACTAAATTCTCTACATCATCTCTGCCAAATTTTTCCATACAGAATCTTTTTAGGTTTTGCTTATAAACCTTATTCCAGTCTTCTTCTGTAGAATTTTCAATAATATTTAAAACAATATCTAACTCTTTTTCTGATATAAAGTTTTTGATAACAAGAACAGCATCATGAACTACCTCTACATCATACCCTGCATCACGAAACTCTTTTTCTAAAAAAACAGACATGCTATTTTTCCTCCACTTTATATAGATTATTATCCATATCTATCTTATAACCCTTTTTTAATAAATCTTGCCACTCGGCTCTTTCAATTTCCTGCTTGGCTCTTGTCTCTCTCATTTCTTCTGCCCATGCATCTCGTAGTTCTTGTGGATAAGCATCTTCCTCACGATCATCCCAGAAAGACCCAATGGTATACCTAACACCGCTTTCAATTAAGGTTACCTCATGCATATTATTAAATCCGCCATCAAATGCAGCAAGCATTCCAACCTGTGGCTTAATACTTAATTCTTGACCTGGAAACCTCAATAAGCCTCCCTGAAAGTCATCATTTAAATATAGAAAGGCTGCGTATCTACTTCTAGTAAATGCACCTGAATTTCCATGCTCGTCTGTATTATCAGAATGAATTCTTGCATAAGCACCTGGCTCCCATTTTTGTGTATGGTATCCAATCTGAGAAATTATTTTTGGATCAAGGTCGTGAACAGAGGCAACTGCATTAATAATTCCCTGTTTCATTTGTGAAAAAATGTCTGCAGGCAAACCTTCTGCAACAACATGTTCATCGTTGTCTTGAGGAAGAACAGATGAGTATGATTCATAAAATGATATGGGCATCCAATTGATTGTTCCAAGTTCTGCATGCTTATCTAAAACTTTAACTAACTTTGCAGCAGTATCAGCATCAATAAAGTTTTCATATAAAACTATGTCTTTAGTTAATCTTTTTTTATTTTCTAAATTCATGAATTTCTCCTTATGCCATTTTCTGGATCCCATGCCTTTATTGATTCATCATCTGGGAAAATTCTATAATACTCTTTATTAAAATCTGGCTTTACATCACCAGTATGCTCTAAGATTTCCCAGAAGAACGGGCAAGTATATCTAGTACCATTTTTAATTTTAGTTACTCCATGTACATAGTTCATGTCTCCTGGAAAGAAATATGCTGACCCTCTTTTAGGCTTAAACTGTATACCCTGGTTTGGAAAGTATAATTCTCCGCCTTCATAGTCATCATTTATATAAAACAAACTTGCTATGTCATAGTTAGGAAAATCGTTGGGAGTTCCAGCATCTGAACCTTGGTGCAACTCTTTGTCAGCATGAGGCATTTGAAATTGACCTGGATTCCATTTAACGATTGTTTGTCCTGTTGGCTGAACCTTTACCTTAAAAAACTCTTCAATTACTGGTTGTAATTTATTAAACAAACCTATAATAACTGGAACAATGTTTGGATCGTTTTGATTTAATGATGGTGCACTAGCAACTCTATCTTTCCAATATTCTGCATCATATATAACTGTACCATTTTCATTTTTATGGCTTTGGGTAATGTCCCAAATAGTTATATCTCTTGCTGCCTTATCTAAGAAGTCAACCTCTTCTTGGGTCATAAAATTTTCTAATTCAACTATATTTTCTGGACCACTGCCAAAAAAGCCTGAAGGAGTACTTGATGGCTTTCTAAATACTGTTACTGCGTCTTCTGGCTTCATAATAACATTATATCACAGGATGATAATCCTGAGCCTTTACATCTATACCTAAATTATCAAAAAATCTTTCAATACTAAATCTCCAATTGTCTCTACCAAAAGATGTTCCTATTCTTATGCATAGAATTTCAAAATCTTCTTCGGATAGTTTATCTTTGATTTGCAAAAGTGCATTAGTTACATCTATATAGTTTTGTCTTACAAAAGATGGATCTCCAGCCTGATTTCTTTTTAGTACCTTTGTATTAATTTTGCCAGAAGGCTCGTAGAGAGATACTGTTAAATAATTTTTAGCAAACCCAGCATCTTTATACATCTCATAACCAAATACGGCATCGACAACATTATCATAAGAAATAATAGAACGTACTGGAGACTCTCCATCTCTAGAAACTGTAATTATGTAGTGACCTATTTTTTGTTCTTTGGCATTGGCAAGATACTCATTTATAATGTCTGTATGACTTGGTCTTAATTGATCGCTCATTCGATACCCGAATTATCAACTACATCTAATTTTAATGTTTTTGTTTCATGCGATCCCAAAGAATTGCCCTTTTCATCTACTGCTTCTCTGTACCAATCGGTCCATTCTCCAGATGAATTAACTACCTGTGCTGCTTCACCATAGTTTATATTAGCCTGTTGTCTTTTCCTGTCTGGATCTTGATATGCAACTATGTTGATAGTTGTATTATTTAATTTAGTTAGAGAGATTGGTATTATGGTTGCAATAGGAGTTCCAGCCTTTATGATAACTTCTTTATTTGGAACCTTTGCCTTTAATGCAAGTGGAAGTGGATTATCATAAAAAGAAGTACTGATTAAGTTTGACATAGTTTCAAAGTCTTCATTAAAATAGTTAACTGGATTAATCGTTAAAATACTGACATCTGAAGTTGTTCTAAAAATTAATGAAGTATTCAAACTAATTGTAGATTGTCCTCTACCAGCATAGGAATTTTCAGGACTAACAATTTTTACATGTTGGTCTGTTTGATCATTAATTCCGTCCCATGTAAAAACTATATCTTCTTTACAAGATAAACTCCACCCGACAACATTTGCTTGGGTTACTGGAAAACATCTATATGCATGTTTGCCTGAAGTTAAATCCATCCAATCTCTTTTAATTGACATTGGCTGAATATCAAACTTACAACCATATAGTTTTTCAACAGATATATCAAGCATTATTCATCTGCCCACTTTGGATCATACATATCTGGTGTATGATACTTTTTACTATAATCTAACATTGTAACAATTGAATACTTTGTTCCAGAATGGACTGGCATTGCTTGGTGTGGATACATATAGTTTGATGGGAAAATATATAAATCTCCAGCCTGTGGCTTTATATTTAAATTCTGTAATCTAAAATAAAGTTCTCCTCCATCATAATCATCATTTACATATGCTACTAAAGATACTGTACAGTTGTAAGAAAAGCCATGATCGTGATGCTCTTTAAAGTGTTGGCCCTCTCCATATTTAATAAAATTAAATGCCTCCCAATATTTTAATGGCATAATATTATAATCTCTTCTGTAGTCCTCTACTGCTGGAGCCTGAACATCATATACATCTTGCCATATTTTTTGTAGAAGTAAAGATTCTTCGCTTGTGTCTAACTCTATATCTGTTTTTTTAAATTTAAAATCGTAACAATCACGATATTCTGGCATTAATTGCTGATAACCAACATATGCTGGTAGCCAATGATAACGCTTACCATCTTCAGATAACTCACCCCAGGGTGCTGGCTTTCCTAATGTGCTTTCTAGTCTATTAATTATATCTAGTTCTGGTTTAATTACTCCACGATAGCGTGTTATTCCAAACCCTAGAGTTTCTTTATCTGTCCAGGTTGTCATCGTTACTCCTTATTTGTATTCTCTTCTTGTCCAAACTTTATCTTTATATACCCCGCCATCTGGCTGGCGATAAAAGTTTGCGTTATCTACCATTTTAGCATACATGCCTGATGCATCTAAAATCTCAACCTCATGTTGCCAGTTTTCTCTTTTAAAAGGAAATACCTGAAGATATGGTGTTCCTGCTGGTATTGTTCCTTCCCATCCATCAACAATAAAAAATGGGAAACTACCCAAAAGGTGAACCTTATCTGAATCTACAACACCAGTTGTATTGATAAAAGGTAAGTCGAACCTATTCATTGGTGTCATAAATAATGCACTGTAACCTTCTGGTAACTCTAAACCCCAGTCTGGCATCCATGCAAAATGATCTGGGTAATATCCTTTGGGATGTTCAAACTGTGGCATTGGAGGTCTTACTGTACAAAAATCTTTATACATAGCCTCAATTTTAATATCTATTCTACCCTGATCATTTTTAAAAAAAGTCAAATCGCATGGAGTCTTAAATAAATATCCAGTCATAAAGGCATCCATAATTGCTGGACAAGCCTTCCATGTTGGGATCATTCCATAGTCATCTGTTGTACCTTCTTTTGGAAATGGACAAACCTCTTTTGGTGCTTTATAGTATTCGCCAGTAACTGGATTTTTTGCAAATCGATCAGCATCTTTATACCATTGTGGTATCTCTTTTTGTGTTGGAGATGGAACTGATTTACTTTCTTTAGTTAGCCACGGACGGTATGATTTAAACTTTATAGGATTAAAAGCCATTATCTATGACCTTGATGGCCTAACTCATTAATATCAGTCATAACTACAACACAGTACTTAGTACCGCTTTTCATTGGTAAAGATGCATGTTCATAAATATAATTAGATGGGAATATAGCAATATCTCCAACCTTTGGAGTAAGTACATATCCATCTAGTCTAGGAAACTTAATCTCTCCACCTTCGTAATCATCATTAATGTAAATAACTGCAGAAACTGTAGCATTATATGCTGGCCCATGATCTGCATGTATATTGAAGTGCTTTCCTTCTCCTTCATACTTTACAAAATTAAAGGCTTCATAATAAATTACATTTATACCCCAGTATCGAGCATAATCATCTATGCAAAACTTTAATTTTTGATAAATTTCTTCATGTAAATCTATAAGTTCTGCATTAAACTCATCTCTTGGACCAAGGTTTTCTTGCTTGTATTTAAAGTCTACAGCATCTCTTGCTTTCTTTATAGGAGTTGTAGAGTTTGTTACTTGAGCCTCTGACCATTTATACTTTTTTCCATTTGACAAATTTGATTCAAGAATATCAATATATCTTTTGGAATCTTCTGCAGAAAATACATTTCTATAAACATTTAATCCAAGACCAGGATTTTCTACAACTATTCCATTTGATAAAGTTTTTGTTGGATATCTATTTGATGCAGTCTCTGATCTATCTTTTGTAAACCAAGGATTCTGGTTTTCATCATAAATTTCCATATGACTAACCTTTCAGTAGTTAAAATTATGCTATTTCGGTAAAGGAAGTTCCATCCCAATTATAAGTATTGCCTAATACCAATGATTGAGTTGATGGAACTTTTGCTAAAGTTACACCAGTAGAGAATGCTGCGCTATACATTTCTGCCTTTGGACTATCAACAGGCACTGCAACTCTAGCAACAACAACATTATTAGATAAAAATACATATAAATCAAAAGAATCTAACTGTTCCTGAGTCGCTTCTGCAAGTCTTGGACCTGCTGTGCCACCCGAAAATGATGAACCGTCAAATGTTGCTCCGTATAGTGCTTCTTGCTTATGTGCACTTGCACTAATTCCTACTATAGGGAATTCAGTTTCAAATGCTGCGTCAAGGGCATCAATTACAGCCTTTTTATTATTATTAAAAAATCCAATAACATCATATGCTTCGTTATTTTTTACTAGTAGTGCGTACATTAACAATCTCCTTTGTTACTTTTATTATAGCATATGTTAGTTATTGGGTACATATTTTGGTATGTACCCGCTAACTTTAACAACCACATGATCTTCCTGGGCAACATACGTTACATCTCCAGCAATATCCGCAGAAACAGCCTCCTGGTGGAGGTGAGAATGAAGGTGGGAAGAATGGGAAGAATGGGAAGAACGGGAAGAACGGTGGGAAGAATGGGAAGAATGGGAAGTAAGGGAAGAACGGAGGGAAGAATGGGAAGAATGGGAAGTAAGGGAAGAATGGA